ACATAATCCATTTTCCTTTCCGCGTATCAAAATTTGACGATTTCACTCTCGCCTGAATATAAAAAATATTATACACGATTTAAAGTGATAAAGCAAGGCTAGCTTTTGTCATGTTTCGTCAAGTGCCAAAAAGCCTGTAAAATCAAGGGTTTTCGGACTTTTGATAATTTTTTATATTTCGTCTAGTTTCGTCTTTTTTCTTTCATTTGTAACAATTTTTGTGATAATTTTTCAATGAAAAAGCCACGCCCGATAGTAGGGAATGGATTCGATTATCACATCACATTTTCCAATTTTTTCATTTCGCTCTGCACTCGAACTTCATCAACATGATTATAGACCTCCATCGTAACTGCTATATTTGAATGCCCCATAATTGTTTGCAATACTTTCACGTCCATGCCGGACTCTGCACATCTAGTGCAAAATGTATGTCTTAGAATGTGAGGGCTTATGTGTGGCAGCAGTTCCGGCTCTCTGTGTTCTTTTTCTGATCTGACAATTTCCATCTTGTTATAAGCCTTGACAATTCCGTCCAGTGCTTTACCAAAATTGCGGTTATTCATCGGTGTGCCATTACGTGTTAAAAACACCAGCCCTTTTTCTCCATCAACTTTCTGCTCTTTTCCTCTTCTGCCAAGTATGAGATCAAGCTCTTTCTGTCGTATCAGGGCTTTCTTTGCATTTTCTGTCAATGGTATATCTCGTTTCCCTGAATTGCTTTTTGTTGGTGCAAAACGATAGCAATAACTCCCCTCACTTGTTCTATAGACAAGCTGTCTGTCAATATGTACAACATTATTCTTCATGTCTATACGATCTGCCGTTAAACCTATTGCTTCGCTGATTCTCAGTCCCGTTGACAGTAAAAAGAGAATTAATGGATAATGTACGCACCACGTATCATCGTCCTCTATGAACTCCAATAACATTTGCTGTTGCTTTATTGTTAGAGATATTTTTCCTGTAGGTTCTGACTTTATTTCACGCCCACAATCAGCGCATGGATTTTTTCTGATGAGATCATTTTTTACTGCAAATTGTAGCACCATGGAAAGAAGCGTTTCATATCGTTTAACCGAACTTGCTTTTGCGCCTTTACTTCTGAGGTCTGCAATCCATTTTTTAATATGATATTGTTTGATCTGAGCTATTTTCATATCTGACAGTAGACTAGTTTTTATATTGGCATTCCAATGAATAGTGTAATTTATCCTTGTCGATTCCCGGATATTGCTTTTGGATTCCATAAACACATTAAAGAGCTGATTCAGCGTTAAATCACCGCCCCGGCTGTCAATCCCATCTGCAATATCTTTTTGTATTTGCTGTTCTTTTCCTCGTAATTCCTGCAAAGTAACTGCATAAACCGTATTCCGCTTTCCTGCTGCATCTGTCCATTTATAGATATATCTTCCCTGTTTGTTCTGACTTTCGCCAACTCTCAGCACTCTGCCCCTGTTGTCTGTTCGTCTTTTTCTTGCCATCTATATTCCTTCTTTCCTATTGTCTGATAAAGAAAGGGCAGCAGTTTCGCCGCCCTTTTACGCCTTACATATAACGTTCCATTTCAGTTCTTAACCGTCTCAAACTTCTTGATTTTCGTCTTGAGATAATGCTCTGCGTGACTTTGAAATAAGATGCCACTTCTTCTTGTGACTTTTTTTCTGTATTTTCCAGACCAAACAAGAGTTTTATTATTGTCTGGTCTTTAGCAGATAATTTTTTGATAGCATTTCTGAGAATTATAATTTCTGCTTCATCTTCCGCATGTTTTGAAATATCTTCTCCTGTTTCCAGAATATCCATTACCAGTAATTCGCCACCATCACCATCTACACTTACTGGCTTATACAAAGAAACTTCTCTTTGTCTCCTCTTGACACTTCTTACACACATGAGAATCTCATTTTCAATACATCGTCCTGCATAAGCAGAAAACTTTACATTTTTTGCAAAATCAAAAGTATTTGCAGCCTTAACCAATCCGAGTGAACCAGCTGAAATAGCATCATCAGTTTCAATTCCTGCATTGAAATATTTCTGTGCAATGAATATTACAAGTCTCATGTTTTTCTCAATAAGCTCTATCTTTTCCTTTGTATTCATTATTTCAGACCTCCTGCATCTGCTTTTCGTAGGATACTTTTGTGTCTGTATAAATCTCTTTCAGCATAATCGGGTCTGCAATTCGTAATACAAAACCGATAATATCAAGCTGCATTTGGCAAACAGACTTCTGATTGTAAAAATTAGCTCTGTCCTTTTCGGCTGTATGCAATTTGGCTTTGAGGTCTGTAATAATCTCAGATGCAAGCGGCTGTGGATGGTCTGCTTTATCCGGCACACCCTCTGAAAGTCGGTCAAGTTGTCTCACCGCATCAAAATAAAATCGTTCTCTCATTTCTTCACAAATCTTTGTGAGCTTTGCGTCAACAACTTCTGCATATTCACCAGCTGTCACGAGTTCAAATTCTTCGATAGCTTTAGGCAGTTCTTCCGGCTTTCCAGCATATTTCTTTTTGAACTTCTCAGTTCGCTTTGGTAAACGTTTTGTGTAAAACTCTTGCCATATTTTGCGTTCTTCTCTGTCAAGTTTCTCTGTGATCTGGCTTTCGTAATATTGTGTGTAATTCATATCTTAAATTTCCCCTCTCTCTAATCCGTGAATATAGTTGCATACTGTGCCGGTGATAAAACCACCTGCAAAAATCATAAGAACGTCCACTACTGATATCATTTTTTGTTCGTTCCTTTCTTTTGTTGTCTGAGGGGAATGAGTATGTTATAATACGCACAGCCCCTCAATTTTGATCGGTTGTCGGGTTACTTTGCCTTTATCAGAGTTGCCGCTCTGGTAAGGGCTTTTTTATTAAATTGCTTCTACCTGAGTCTTTCCAAAGAAACTGGCTTTATATGTTGCCCCATCTCCTCTGCTTCCCCAGATCAGAGAACATCCGAATAATGCTGATGCTCCATGCTTTACCTTGTAACCAAGCTCTTTCCACTTAGCAAAGGTATTGGTTTCCTCTGTGATTCCTGCTGCATGCTTCGCATCTTCAATTCTCTTTGCATTGATTTCTTCTGCTTTTGCAGATAACCATGCTCTGTGAAGTGCTTCTGCAAAGCTGATATTCTTTGTCTTGCGGTAAACTTTCCATGCCTTCAACATAATCTTGCTGAGATTGTACTTCATATTGTATTCCTCCTTTGCTTTTCAAGGTCTCTCACAGTCTTTGAATCATCTTCGTGTCTATTGGCTTGCTATACGAAACCTCACAGGTATATGGATTCAAATATTTGGGGGCTTTCGGCTCTCCCGGCTGTTGTCCTGTTCCCTTGAACTGATTACATTATACTATGGGCACATAGATTTGTCTATTGACATTTTCTATAAATTATATGTTCCCATAGATACTATATTTTGTGCTTTTTTCTATGGACACATATATTTACATATGATATAATTCTTATTAAGGTGGAATAGATTTATTCCTTTTCGTGCCCTCTATCCAATAATAGAAAGAAGGTGTCTCATGTCAGAAGAAAAGAAAGGGCGTTATACAGAAGCACAGGCAAAAGCTGCAAAAAAATATTTAAAAGAGTCCGTTGAAGATATCCGCATCCGAGTTCCAAAAGGTCAGAAAGATATCATCAAGGCAGCAGCAGAACAAGCAGGTGAATCATTAAACACATATGTCCGCAAATCCATAGATCAGCGAATGGAACGTGAAGCCGCTGACAATGACCCAGTGTTTTAGTAAATGCCTGATAAGATACAAAGTCTTGACCGCTTGTTCTAATTGTGTTATAATATATTACACAGAGGTCAATATAAACAAATAAAAAGGGCTGTCTTAACTCAACAGGCAGTCTTTTTTATTGCCTTTCTGTTCTATATGTACTATAATAAATACAGATAAAAGATCACCTTTCTAATGGCAGAATCCCAGTTGCTCCGGCACGCAGGAGCAACACAAATGGGGTTCTGTTTTTTTATGTATCAAATTACTTTCTGATTTCCGCTTTCATGCGCTTAACTGCATCTTTGGAAAGCTTGTAAAAATCCTGAAAAATAACAGGCGGATGTTTCGTCTCTTTGTCGGAATCTTTAATATATATCGTCTTGATACAGCTATGAACTGCAAAATATGCTGCCAATTCACTGCCAAGTTCACTTAGTGCAATCTGATATGCTTTTTTAATATTTTCTTTTGAAATCTTATAATATCTTCCGAACTCAAGAACTAAATAATCAATATAGTGTTCCATCCATGCGTGCCGCCTCCCTGTTATTCGGTTCGTGCCGCCATCTTCTGCGAAAGTTCTTTTGCATATTGTGCTGCTGGTGAATTATCCATAACTGGGTTAGCTTTGACTCCAAACTGTCCTAATTCTGTAATCTCAACATCTTTATCTTCTGCTTTTTTAGCAATTTCCTGTTGCATTTTCATATTTTTCTTCTAATCTCTTAATAAATCCACCAGAAGAATCTACAGTGAGCATCATATAATGTCCGGTTACAGGTCCATTAGGCTTTCCTGAATACTCTTTAATGACTGATCGAATTTTTTTGTCTACCTCGTCAATTACCTCGTTTGCAGCTTCCTCTGATGGAACATTCAATTTAAATCCGCTCTGCTTTGCCATTAGCTCACATTTGCGAACACAAAAAGAACTTCTGGAAGTCATGGCGTCTTTTGTAAATGATTCAAGTTCTGCTGATGTGAGCTGAACGCCAGACTGAGCGACTATATTGAGTTTCTCTAGCAGACTAAGATCGATATAATTCTCTCGGTATTTTCCACTGTTCCGCCCTCTCATACTAGCGGTCACTTCATCCAACTGTGAAAGATAACTTTTCCTGATTGAGCTAATACTTCCGCCATATTCTGCCCTGATTTCTGATATTTTTGAATCAAGCACGGACTTATTATATTCCCGATTTGCCCTATTAATATCGCTATTCTGGTGTACTGCGACACCTTCAATGTCTCTTTTAAATCCTGCTAAAATATTCGTATATTTATCAAATCTTCCCATTTTTTTATTCTCCTTTTCTGCCTGATAAATGAACAGGCTTGCTTTATTTCATTGTTACTCATTACATATTTTGACATAGAATCGATTTTGGTTGCTTCAATGGTAAATTGTCCACCTATGCCGTTAAAATCGAAAATAGAGCGTTTTGCATAATCAAAATATTGCCTTTTTGTTTTAAAAAAATTTTGAGGTTGCCTTTGCGCTGGGAGGCTCTTTTTGTTTTCTCGAGTGGTTCGGTGGGTTATTCGGCTGTCTAGTGGGTGCGTACAGACCCCCTAGGGCATCCATTCCCCCTCCGCACAGATGCGAAATCACAGCCCCCAAACATATTGCTTTATAAAACATAAAGTAATAATGTGTCTTGCAATGCCCTATTTATAAGGATTCGCAGTGTTCATCACTCCAAATTGTGACATTGATTGTGACAAATTAACAATAATCATCACAATTCCGGTCGTTCCAGTTCTGGTTGATCTAATATATCTCTGTATTTAGCTGCAATCTCGGCAGCAGTCTGCGTTGGTATACCAGGTCTACTTTGCTGTGTATCAACAGTCACGGAATCACTGTAGTTAAAATGATTTTTTAAAATAAAGCAAAATGCAGCAGGGTTCAGCTTACCAGTCAGTCCCCATTGCTCTGTGAGTGCTGCAATTGCCTGTTTTGCAGCAGTAATCACCTCGCCACGCAAACCACCCTCATGTTGCCAATTCAGCAGCGTTTGTCGTGTGCATCCTAATGATAGAGCTAGTATCTCAACGCCCGGACGAACTTCACCATCAATACACCACTGAAAGAACCATTTAACACGCGCTCTGACTTCATCTGGTTCACGAACCGCAGGCAACGCTCTTAGCTCTTCCATATGAGTGATAAGCTCACCCATTTCCCCGGGTTCTAAATCCGGTTGTTGTGCATTCGGATAATTTGATTTTCGATTACTCATTTTTTCACCTCTTTCCCGTCTTTTTTAGATGTCAACTTTATGTGTCACGGCTACTCATTGTCGCCCTCTTCGTATTTCATCATTTCGTTTCCGAACAAAACAGGATCAATATATATTCTTGTAGTTGCTCCTGTCCGATGATTTACGAATTTCATAACAACGTTTCCTTTTTTCTCCACCACTTCATCAACAACAAATCCTTCCAATGGTTTGAGGAATACAAGATCATAAACCGGCTGTTTCTTGCTTTTGCTCATGCTTTATATCTCCTTTCCGCTTCTTATTCACCTCAATCGTTTCTCTGCTCCACTTCTGGAATCTGTCAAGATTGTGTTGGTGTGACTGTTCCCGCTGTTTCTCCATGCCTTGCCTCCCTTTCCAATTCTGCAATAATTCCAAGCAATAACGATTGTACAAACCTCTGTTCTGGTTTGTTTTTGTATTGTTGGTCAAGTTGTTCGCATTCTCGATTTAACATTTGCCATGCAGCCTCATCGTCTGCCCGGATGTTGTAATATTTTTTGTGTAGATTCCAAACCTGCTGCCAAATTTGAAAATATTGTGTCTTAAAATCCAACGCTATCTCCTTTCGTAGTCTTTGAATGCCTAATAGAAAGACATTGCAGATGTCGCTCTAATAGGCGTGTTTATACCGTCAACAAACTCATGTCAACAAAGTTGTCAACATTACAAAAAGACTTTTAAATTTTTTATTTTCTCTTATTTTTACTCTATATCTTTTTATTATTATTTTATTGTTGACAATGTTGACATATAGTAAAAAAGTAAGTAAATATAAGGGTTTGAGCTGTCAACAAAGTTGTCAACTTTGGTTGTAACAACGCCGTCAACAACTCAATTTCAAATTAGTCAAATGGCAATTCTCTTTGTTGTTCAGCGTCAACAGTAACAAACTCATTCTTGTTTGTTGGCATTTTTTCATAGCCTCGTTGACTTCCATACTTTCCAAATCGTGAAACATTTCTAATTTTCACCCAGCCCGGAACTTTTGAAACAATACTATTTATTTCAGCAGCTTTCCATTTTGGTGGTGTTCCTGATTGCTCAAAAACTTCTTGCCATATCTGAATAGCACAAACTTTTGTCTGATTTTCAAGATATGTCTGTATGATTCCGCTACTTCCGTCATCTGCCATATTTTCATTTTGAGCTTGCTCCGCTTCCTGTGTCAGCGATTCTGGAAGTACAAGTGTGGGTTTTTCATTTTTCCAGATATAAACAGCCTCCGCCCATGATTGGCGTATATCTTCCATGGCAGATTCATCAAACAAGTTTTTCTCTGGCTTTTGCTCTCCAACTTTTACAATCAAAAATCGGCGATTTCCCGTTTGATCGCTCAAAAAGTCACTTTTGTTTGTTGTCCCCATAAATACGCATGATCTCAAATATGTATCTGCTCGCCTCTCGTATGGTTGACGAAATCGGTCTTGTGTTGCGGTCAGAAATTTCTTTACACTCTCCATGCCGCCTGTCGTTCTTGCAAGACTTTTTAACTCTGCCAGCTCACAAATCCAGATACCCATTAACGATTGTGCGCTTCGGTCTGTGTCAAGGCTGTCGAGACTATCCGAAAACCAACAATCGTCCAATGCCAGTAATCGTGGTAACGTAGACTTTCCAATCCCCTGTGCTCCCTGCAAAATCATACAATAATCAAATTTGCAACCAGGTTGATAGATTCTTGCAATAGCTCCAAGCATCCACAGGCGCATAACTTGGTAGTTATACTCTGTATCTTCAGCACCAAGATACTCCGGCAGCAGTCCTCGTATATGCTCCTTTCCATCCCATCGAAAGGAATCAAGTAAATCTTTAATTGGATGAAATTTATGGCGCATAGCTACATTTTTAAGTGCATCGAAAAAATCCTGCCGATTATTTAAAGAATAATCGCACTGAATCAACGAAAATAATGCCGAATCATCGCTACTGTTCCATGCTCGACAATTATTCGTTTTTTCCCACGGCACGCTGCCATATAGGTAAGGCTGATGTGAAAATTCATTGTATCTGATTTTTCCGGCTATTCGTTTATCATTCTCCATCACAATCTCGTGATTTTTTATTAGCTGCTTTATCTTTTTTGGTTTCCCGTCTGCATCATAAGTATAGATCAATGATTTATTTACATTATCTATCAGTTGCTCAGCGGGACTATCTCTCAAATTTAATTCTTCCATAAATCCAAATCATCTGTCTGGCTCTCCTGCTTAATGTCTGCATTGGCTCTCCCGACCACCTTTCTTTTTTATTCAATAAATTCCACACAGCAAATCAAGCAATCCTTCAACTGTAGTAAGCCTGTTCTGGCAGACACACCACAGCCACGAGAGCGGCTTGCAATGCCCTGAACTAAGGATTCCTGAGAGCAGCTCAACTTCTGCTTTCAGTGCGTCAACGTCCTTTATCCATTGGCGTTTTGCATCTTTTTCGGCTTCAATCTGCTGCCGCCGGGCTTGCTCTTGCTGGCGTATCAACTTCCAGCTATTTGCCTTATCTGGCGTGTTCAACCCGAATGCTTCCCGAATCTCCTTTAGTGCCTGCCATGAATCACACCCCCTGACATGCGACCACAACCGAACACAATCACCGCCCATGCATCTGCCGAAGTCATAGAAACTTTTGCTTTCTGGGTACAACTTAATGCTTCCAGTTTTTTCACCGGGATATATGTACATTCGCCCCTGCTTCTGCAACAACAGATTTGCTACTGCTTCGATGCTGACCTGCTCTTTAATTTGCTCAAAATCTTCTTTTATTCGCGCTCGCTCCCTTCGTTTAAATTTTCGATTATTTAGTTGGGATTTTATCTGCCAGATTCGACAGTTTCATCATTTGTAAGAAATGTGCTATAATACACTTTGAAAATTTCTTTGGTAAGGATTTAACTATACACAGACTCGATGTAATCGAGAAAAACTTTCGGATTAACTCGAACACATCTCCCAATCCTGCGAATTGCTCCTGCTTCTTCTGCAATTCGTCTAGTAGTTGCTACACCTAAGTTGCTAACTTCTGCTGCCTGTTGAATAGTAAGCAGCATTCCTTCTGTACTACGATTTGTTGGCTTGTTCATTTTTCCTTCCTCCTTTCTCTTAATTTTTCAATAGCCTTATATTTTCGCTATGGCTTAAATAACCGCAAACTGTATCATCTCACTTTAGAACGTTAATCCGTAAAACTATTGTAAATAAAAAAAGCCGGTCAACTCTGGCTCCTTGTCCAGCAGTCAACCGGTCAGCCCTCCGGCGGTTCGTTCCCGCTTTCAGTCCGTGTCTGTAACTCTATTAACAGTATTAACACATAAGCCATTATTTTGTCAACCATTTTTTTTGACATTTTTTTGTTATCTGAATTTCTATGCATTTCTACGAATAATGAAATACACAACTTTTTTAGCAATAAATAAAACCGCCCGGCACATTAATTTGTGTCGGGTAATTATTTTCTACATGTTCCAATTTGTTCTAGTCCGTGATATACTTATTACGTTGCTGCCCCAATCTGGCAACAGAAAGGGGGTGCCTTCGTTGAATCCAATTACTTCTTTTTTTATCGCTGTTGCGGCGGGTGTGACTTGCCATCTCATCTGCAAATGGTTAGACAAGCGATAACAACAGCAACTAGCCTAGGTTAATGCACCGTAAAAGCATAAAAAGAAAGCCCCCAGAGTTGCCGCTCTGAGGGCTTTTGCCTTACATTGAATCTTTATTACTTCTTTTTGCCTATGGCAATTATAGCATATGCATTTCTGTAAATCAATATGTCTGATCCCTGTATTTTTAT